TAAATTCGTAAATTAGCGTATGAAAAACAAATTAAAGATGATGAAACGCGCTGATGGATCATATTCACCGCGCGGATTGTGGGATAATATCCGAGCAAATAGAGGTTCTGGTAAAAAACCAACACCTGAAATGCTAAAACAAGAGAAAAAGATTAAGGCTAAATCCCCAAAGAAATAAGGGAAAGTGGGATATTATAAAGGTATTTAGAAAAACTAAATATATGTTGCAAATTAAACCAAATAAAAATATTTTTGTATCATGAGCAGAACAACCAAAACCAAATCTCAACCTCAAGTCGATTTAGATGCACTGTCTTTAGATGACATGCTTGGAGATGGACTTGAAGCAGTAGAAGAAACTGAAGTTGAAGAAGAAATTGAAGATGACGTTGAAGAGGAAGAGGAGGGAGAAGAAATAGATACTGAACCTCGTGACTATGACGAGGATGATCCGTTAGCAGACCCTCAAGATGATGATGAGGAAGTAGAAGATGATAATGATAATGAAGATTCTCAAGAATCTATCATCTTTGAAATTGCAAATACCCTTGGGTATGAGTTAGAGAATGAGTATGATGATACTACAGAAGGACTAACCAACTTTGTAAAAGATGTTGCACAGAATATAGCAGAAGATCAACTCCAGCAGTTATTCACTCAATTCCCGGAAGTACAGCAACACTTAGACTATGTGCTTGCGGGTGGTGACCCTAAGAGATTCTTTGAAGCTTTCAATCCTAACAATGACTTGTCAGACTATGAGTTGACAAGAGACGATAATAGAGCTCAGAAAGCTATCCTGTTTCAATACTTTAAAGCAAAAGGTCATGATGATGATTTTGCAATGGAAAGTATCAATGATTTTGAGGAAACAGGAAAGCTGTATGATAAAGCAATGAGAGCTCAGAAGTCATTAGCTGAGACTCAGAAAGAATACAGACGTCAACTAGTTGAAGAGCAGAAGAGAGAAAGACAGCAGAGAGAAGAAGAAGTTCAAGAGTTCTGGAATGAAGTAGCTGGAGTGATTGAGTCTGAGAATGATTTTGCAGGAGTTAGAATCCCTGACCGTAAGAAGTCAGAATTCTTTAATTACATCTCTATGCCTGTAGGCCCTAATGGGGAAACTAAGAGAGATATGGATTATCAGAAAGCAGAATTACAAACTAAGATTGCTATCGATTATTTGTTATTTAATGGCTTTAATCTTAAAGATGTAATTGAGACTAAAGCTAGGACTAAGAGTGTACAGAGCCTTAGAGATCGTATTGTCAGCAACGAACAGAAAGCTAAAAGCGCAGGGAAATACTCTCGCAAAAACAAAGAGTTCAATTCTGATAATTTAGATCTTGGGGCATTATTTCAATAAACAAAAAAACTAACCTTTAAAAATTTACAATCATGGCTTTAATGCAAGTTCTTAAAACTTACTATAACGATCAGCAGATGACGGACACCAACTCTTTGGTGAACGCATTGATGGAGAAACCCGAAGAGCTGTCCCCAATTATCACCCACCTTGCAGGTAGAGAGGAGAAGAAATTCCCCTTGTCTTTCTTGACTGAGGGTGTTGGGAACACCAAGTCGATTGATCGTTTCGAGTATGAGTACCGTGTGAAGACGCACGAAGTTAATGTTCGTCCTGTTGTTGCAGCTACTGGCACAGGTGCGGGTGGATCAATGTTCACCGTCACTTTCCCGGACAAGTGGTTCATTTTCCCGTACACCTTGGTTTCTCAATCTGGGGTATTAGCTCGTATTATGGAGCAACCTGTTCCTGACGGAGCTGGGTACAAGTACACTTTGAAGCTTGTCTCTCCCGATGCAGGTGCTCTTTCTGCAAGTGAGGGTAATAAAGATTTAGCGGTAGGTGCATTGTGGGGTATGCTCTACGCTAACGTAGGTGTTGACTTCTCTCGCGGTAATGCATCTAACTGGACTGCACCGGGCTTGGTCAGAAGCAAAATCGGTACGGTTCGTAAGTCTTACCACTTCGCTGGTAATGCTAAAGATTATGTTGCACAATTCACCCTCCCGATGAAGGATGGTCAAACGACTAAGTTGTGGATGGATTACGAAGAGTACCGCCACATGCTTAAGTTTAAGGAAGAGTGTGAAATGTACTACTGGTATGGTGCTAAAACCTATGATGACAACGGAGTTAACCAAATGCTTGATGAAAACGGTCAACCCGTTATCTCTGGCCCAGGTCTCTTCGAGCAAATCATCAATAAGGACACCTACTCGAGCTTGACTCAATCTAAGATTGAGGATGTTATCGGTGATTTGTTCTACGGTATGACGGATGCTACGGATAAGCAAGTTACCCTGTACACTGGTATTGGTGGCGCTCGTGAGTTCGACAAGGCTATGCGTGACTACTATGCTACTGGAGGTTTAACAACTTCTAATAGCTACTTACAAACGACTCAACCGACGTTCATCACTGGTAGCGGTCGTAACCTCGGTATCACGGGTTACTTCACCTCGTATGACCACATCGACGGTCACCGTGTGAATGTTGTTAAAGTTCCGTTGTTTGACCACGGTCCGGTTGCTCAAGCTTCTAAGAAGCACCCACAGTCTGGTTTGCCGTTGGAATCTTACAGAATGGTGTTTGTTGACCAGTCTTCTTACGATGGAGAAAACAACCTCCAGATGATTAACAAGAAGGGTCGTGAAATGCTCCGTTGGGCAGTTGCTGGTTCGGTTGTTCCGAAAGGCTTTGCTGGTACCGATACGAGAGCATCTGATATAGACGGTGCGTCTGTACACATGTTGAAGACCGCTGGTATCCTGCTTCGCAGATTCGATACTAGCCTTGATCTCCAGTGTGTAGCATCGTAATTTGTGTTTGGTTTGCAGAGGGGAGCCCGCTAACGGGCGGGTTCCCCATTTTTTCTCATAAAGACTGAAGTTATTCTTAAACCTTAAAAGAACATTTTAAAACCATGCGAAAAGTTATTATCAGACGCAAAGAAGTCCTCAATCATCTTCCCAAAGAGATTAGAGCTGGGGCAAAAATCAAAATCGGTTCTATTTATATAGGACGACAGCCCCTTAAAGGACTCGAAGGAGAAGAAGCCCACAAGCTTTTATCCAAAGTACTAGACGTACCGCCCGGACACCAAGACTGGCCTAGAAAAGAAAAAGAATTCTGGGCTAGTATGAGTTTAAAAGTTCCATTCGAAGGAGTGGAATTAGATGTCTCAACAGATGAAGATGGATTCCCAAATAATGTAATGGACTTCATTACATATAAGTGGTGTCTAAAACATCGTCAAGTTGCTGACAATGAAGACAGTATGAACTCTGATGGATCTAAGAAGTTCTATATTTACGATCCGGAGATTGACCTGCTGAAGCGTAGTGCTAACATCAAGGTCAGAAAAGAGGCAGATAAAGAGATGATTAAACTCGAAAAAGATTACGCTAAGATGCGTAGACTTATGAGAGTATTGTCTAAAGACTCTCGCCCAGATTCTCTCACAGATATGGAAGTAGAAAATCAATTGTATGATTTGAAGAATGCTCAACCTGAAAGATTCTTGAAGTTTGCAATTGATAAGGACTTAGATGCAAGAGCTGAAATTGAAGAAATGATTGAGTATGGAGTGTTCAGAACTATTGGAAACCAAGTCATCTACGGAGATGAGGTTATCGGGGAGAACATCACAGACACGATTATCTACATAAATAACAAGAAAAACTCTGGGCAAGTAAACGCAATGCGAGCTCAGCTTAAAGAACTCAAAGTCTGATGACAATTGATGAAATGCACATAGCGGTCAATCTTGGGGTACAGAAAATTGCTTCATTCCAAATGGACAATTTCTTACCCCAAGAAATTGACTTTGAATTAAATAACGCTATGGACAGGTTCATCAAGCAGCGTTATTCGACTCTTAGTAATAGATATAAAAGAGGTTTTGAACAATCTCAAAAGCGTATTGATGACTTACGACATTTAGTTGTAGAGTCTCAATTAGATGCTTATTACAAAGGAGAGACTATTGGGTTTGAAGAGTTCTTTATAGACAGGGTCAAACTCCCTACAGACTATTTATTTTTAGTGAGTGTTTTAGCTCGCATAAAATATGATTGCTCTGGGATAACTACTACTACTGATACTACAACCAAAACGTATTATAAGGTATCTGTAGCTCCTCCAGCTAACTGTAGAGGATGTCAGATAGCATCAATATCTTTTGGAGGTACAACTGTGATTAGCAAAGATCCATATCTTACTCTCGAGGATTTACTTAATGCAACTTTATACCAAAATTTAATACCGCATATAA